GAAAGACCAACAATCTCATCAGTCATTGAATCAACATAATCTTTATAAGCAGAAAGTTTTTTATCTAATCTTTTTTTATGCTCCTCAACTGTATCAAATTTAGAAAGTTCATTATAATGTATTGCTGCGGCAACACTTATTTTTTTGTAATAATCAACCGTAGATTTTAATTTTTGTTTGTCAGCAGTTTGTCTGGTAATATTACCGGCAGCAAGTTCTTTTTCAATTGCATTTATATTTTCTGAATGTTGTACATCCGATCTTGTTTTATATTCATCAAATTCAATTGCTTGGTTTTCTAAAATTCGTTCATGTATTTCTTTTGCGTGTTTCTTTTTTAAAATAATAATTAAAGCATCATTTATCTTTTCAGTAAGTGCTATTTTACCTTTTTCCAATAAATTATGTTCTGCCACTTCTTTTATTGAATCCAGACGAAACTTATTTTCTTTTAAAAGTGCGTCCATTTGAATTTTATGGGCTTTTTCTAAGTCTCTTGGATCATCAGAATTTAATGAAATTTCGGATGTCTTTTTTAAAGCTTCAAACTGTCTTGTCAAAGCATCACTTTTTTTCTCAGAAGTGTCAATGGCTTTAAGTTCCGCCGCATCAACTTTCGCAAGCTTGGCTGGTAATTCTGTTATTATTAAATCAATATCAGTCTTAATTTTTAATAGGCGTAATTCACTGTCGGATTTAGCTTTAATACCTTTTGCATCACCTGTTTCAAGATTTTTTAATTTTTCATATACCGCTTCTTCTTTTTTCTGAGCCGCAGTTAAAAGAGCAAGTGCATCCTTTGCATCTTTTTCTTCTAATGTACGTTTTTTTCTAAAGTGTTCTCTGATTGCATCAATGCCACTGTCATAAGACGCTTTTAATATCTGTTTCGCTGAGTCTATTCGTTCTTGCTGTACTTTGCTATCACTTGCATACGTTGCTTTATTTAGAGCTATTATAGCTTGAATTTTAGCTTTTTCTACATTGTACTCAAGTTTGGCATATTTTTTTGAATAAGATAAGCGTTCCTCATAATAGGCTACAGTTGCTTCCGCAAGTTGTTTTCTACTATCATCATATGCCTTTGTATCTTCATCATATAACTTTTCTGTTTCAGCAAAATGTGTTTCAGCAGCAATCAATCTTTCATAAGCTGCATCAAAGGACATTTTAATTTTTTTCTTTTCGATTTTTTCCGTAGATGTTCCTGCTTTTAATTCTGCTTCCACCATATCGGACAATGCTTTTGCGTGGGCAACTTCCCTTTTTGTAGCAGCTTCATCATACAATCTATTTTGAATTTTAAGTTGCTTTTCTTGTGCAGAAATTTTAATATTTGCAATTGATTCCGCAGATTCCAATTCTGCTTGTTTCAGTTTTATCCTAATTTGTTGTGCAGCAGCAGAATCGGTATCTTTTTGGTCGATCATTTTTTGATTTGCTTTTTTCCATATTTCAACAACTTCAGCAGCCAATTTTCTTTCTGACTCCTGAATTTTTTTAGTTAATGTTTCCTCTGATTCTCCTCGTCTTATAGATTCTAATTTAATAAGTACCTCTTTGGCTTTAAACTCACTCTCTATAATTTTTATACGCTCTCTTGAAGCAGCCAAAAGTTCTTTAGGATCTACAACTTCCTTTTTTATTTTCTCTCTGCTTTTTTCATATTCAGTATCAAGTTTTCTCTGGCGTTTTATTTTCTCTCTCATTAAGCCTTCATCCATTGCATTTATTTCGGCAGTATCTTTTTCATACGCTTCTTTCAAACGCATTAAGGCTATCATTTTTTGTGCCACTGCATTCTCAGCAATGATGACACTGGTTATTGCTGCTTCTTTATCTAAGGCATCTAAATCGTCATAATATTTATCCCACATCGCTTTACTTTCACCATGTAATTTAAGCTGTAAATTTTTAGTATCTTCTATTTGTTTACGCCGATCTACCATACTTTTTTTATCTATATCAGCTTGTCTTATTTCAGACTCTTCAGCTTCGGTAATTGCTAATTTAAGCTCTTTGTATGTTGCAATATATTTAGTAAGAGCATCTAATTTTCCATCTTGAGCCTCTTGAGCCCATTTTGTAACAGTGCTATCAAATTTTATACTCTCTTTTAATTCGTTTACATATACAATTAATGATTCTAAGGCTTTACCAGAAATACCAGCATCTTTACCAATTCGTTCAATTTGTTCAATTGGGTAATCTAACGAAATTTTTCCTGTAGCTACCATATTTTCATATAGTATAGAAGAACTTGACTGAGAATCCACATACAATTTATATAATACTTTTTGATGCCCTATTAAATTAGTGAGATCAATTGAATTAATGTACTTGTGTAAATCCTGAAAACTCTTTGTCCCTGCATCTATACCCTCTGATAATTTTATTGCTTCAAGATTTAAAGCCTGAAATTGCGTAAAAGCTGCGGGATCAGTAAACATGGTCTTTAATAATTTAAGAGATGTTCTTAATGACATGGCATTTGCTTTTGAGTATGATGTTTGTTTTGCAAATGATTTATTAGCTTCCTCTGATTCTTCAACTAATTTTTTAAAAGCCAAATCCTTAATCATTTTATTTAATGTGGCTAATGCAGTAGATTCTTTATCAATTGCTCCAGTCAATGGATTAATTGAATTCAATGCCTTTAAAGCATAAATTGATAATTCATCATGTGCATCCGCAACCTCATATAATTTTTTTCGTAATACAAGATTTGCTTCTTTTAATTCTTGTGATCCTTCTACCATCGAAGCAGTTTTTTTTGTATGAATATCCATGTACTTACCAAGATTCTTATATTCAGAAGCTAATTTGGCAGCCGAATCCGCTGCTTCTTTTGATCTATCAGTAAGGGATAACATAATTAATGCAATGGCTGTAATAGCACCAGCTAATAAAGCAATAGGAGGAAAAGATAAAGTAGCTGCTGTACCAGTTGCTGCCGTTGCTGCTGCTGCTGCATTTGCTGCCACAGTTAATTTTCCAAGTCCCACCTTTAGTAAAGTAAAAACTAAACCTATTTTAGTAAGGGCTTTAAAAGCAACAACAATTCCACCTATTGCAGTAACCATCAAAGCTGCTTTAAGTAGAAATCTGACCATAGTGTGATTTATCAAAAATGATAAAGTATCTATTAAGACTCTTGTGGCATCAACAAAAATCTTCATTGCATCAGCAATTCCTGCTTTACCAATTGCAATAGCTAAAATACCCAATTTATCTTTTAAATTCTTAAAGGAAACGCCAAGACCTTCCATTTGAATAGATGCCATTTCAGCAGCAGTACCAGACTTTTGAACTGTTTGCAACATTTCATCAAACGTACTCTCAGAACCAGATAAAGCAAGAACAGCGGCAGCCCCACGTTTTCCAAATACATCAAAAGCGACCTGAGCATCATTTACAACTAATCCTAAATTTGCAATTACAGTGGATAAACTTACAGAACGAGGATCTAACTCACCTAAAGAAATACCAACTGCCTTGGCAGCTTCTTTTAATTTTTTAGAAGGATCAATTAATTCAGCAAATACCCTACGAAGACCAGTACCTATTTTACTTGCTCGTAATCCTGAATTTGCAAGAACCATCATTGAAGCAGATAATTCTTTAAAAGATATGCCCGAAGCTTGAGCAATGGGACCAATATAATTCATGGATGTTCGCAATTTATCAATAGTTAGTTTTGATCTATTGACAGCATTTGCAAAAACATCGGCAACCATTGCCGATTCTGTGGCCTCAATGGCAAAAATTCTTAATGTGGTGGTCACTAAATCAACTGTGGAAGCCATTGTAGATAAAGTACCAGTGGCAAGATCAGAAATAGCCTGCATTGATTCAACAGCTTCACCGGCAGAGAAACCAGCTTGTCCAATTACACGCATACCTTCAGCAACTTCCGAAGCAGAAAATTTTGTTTTGGAAGCAACATCAAGAATTTTAATACCCATTTGGGAGATTTCTGATGTGGTTGCTCCAGTAATTGCTTGCAAATCTTTTAGTGCCTGACTATATTCTATAATAGCAGCTACACCAGCTATTATAGATTCTTTAATCTGAATAAGTGCCATGGAAATTAATCGAAATTCAAATACAGTTCTAACTTTATCTCCAAAAGTACGAACTTTTAATCCAGATTCTTTTGCTTTATCCCCAAGGTCTTTTACATCTTTTGCTAATTTTTGTACTGGTTTAGATGCAGACGTAAGAGATGATTTTAAGCTTGCTGCGGTTTTTTTAACAGATGTATTAAGTTTTTCAAAATCGCTGGTCAACTTTGAAATTTGTTTTGTATTGGCACCAACAACTTTTAATACCAGCTCAACTACTTTTCTTACATCTGCCATTCTTATTTCCTCCCGGACATAAATTGTGCTAATTTATTCCAGTCTTTATTTATTTCAGCTATTTCAGCTTTAGATGTTTTTTTTGATTTTTTCTTTTTCTTAATTCCTAATTTATCAAGAACCTCTAATAAGTCTTTATGTTCATAGTGAGTTCCTATCCATAAATCAGATAATTTTTCAGCTTTTAATTCCCTTTCTTTTAAGACTATTGTTTTAAAAAATGTTCCTATTTCTGATAAAGTGTAAGTTTTAATGCTTGACCAAGAATGTCCATTTGCAACTAATGTTTGTACGGCATTAGTTATTTCTTGTTCGGTTTCCTCTTCTTCTGAAGAATCTTCTTCTCCGGAAGAAATCTCTCTGTCAAGCTCTTTAAGTTTTTTGTTAATGATTCCTTAGATTTTAAATTAACTTCTATTGCCTTATCAACCATCTGAACAATAGGTTCCAAAGGAAGCACTTTTAAATCTTCAATACGTACATTTATAACTTCCTCTAAAATACTGGGAAAATTTTCAAGAGCAAGAGCAACTATTTGATATAAGCTTTCTTGAGTGTCGTAATTATCCCAAGTGACACCAACATTAGATAACAGACTACCAAAACCTTTTAATTGTTTTGAAATAGTTGCTATCTGTTCAATGCTTAAAGGACGAATGATAATTGATTGACCACCAATTTCCAAAGATTCTCCAGGAAATAGTGCATCGAGGTCTAATGAAAGGGTTTGTCTTTCCATTTTTCTTTCCTTCTTTTTGTTAAACATTTATTGATGGTTCAGTGGATCTATTCTTGTCGCTGTCCACCGAACCAATATTCAATAAATATTAATTAAGTTGCAACTTGATTCATTATAATGTCCATGTAAGGAGATGATGCGTGATTGGTTTCGTCTTTCAGAATTTCTCCGACAAAGCCCAATGTACTCCAGTCATCACCGATCATGGCAGTATCGCCAGATGGTGTCAATGAAACAGACCATACCGTCAGTTCTTGCTGATTACCAGCAGGATTATCAGAAACAAATCTGAGTTTACCAATTACCTGTGTATTTGCAAATGCTGAAATATTAGTATATGTCAATGCAGCAGAGGTAAAATCTACGTACAGCTCCTGATCTTCAGTAATTGCAGCTACACATCCGGTTTGATCTTCATGGACAAGAATACGCCCAATCTTATCATCGCTAAGAACGGTACTGATTTCATAGTTTGCCAGTGGATTGGATGCAGGACCCTCCACATAAGTAACTGTGGGAGTTGCATCATCACCAACTATGACAAGAGAGATTCCACGTTCGGATAGGTCAGCTCTCATGCCAAGATGAGCAACAATTACCTCATCAGTGATTGCAGCACCTGTCTGTGTAACTAAAGAAACCTCACCTAATGTCAACAGGGCAAGATTCTCTTTATTAACTTCATCCAAAGTAAATGCAAGACCCGGAGTAATCTGGGAAATGATTTCTTTGTCCTTTGCCTTTAGTCCGCCACGTGAACTATAATGCTCTAATTTTTCAAGAGCGATGTTAAAGGTAAAGGCGGGGGCATTACCAAGGTCTCTTTCTCCTTGATAAACACCGGAAACAAGTTGATCGAGAAACACAACGCCTTTTCCTAAAGTATAATTGTCAGTATTCGGGGCAGTAGCCATTTTAAAATCCTCCTAAAAAATTATATTAATTAAAATCCATCATCTGTATATACTAAATCCAAAACAAGTCTCATTGCTTTAATGTCAGGAAGTCCATATCCTGTTGGTCCCTCTGTTCTATTTTCTTGGATAAAAACATTATTAGCAATAATTGCATTGTATATTGGTTCTATTACTGTACTGCTTCTATCTCTAAAAATGGTTTTTCTTAAATTCAGAAATAATGTTTTTATATCCACAGATTTACTAACAATAAGTTCAATTGGTATTTCTGCTGCTCTCTGACAAGGATATCCAAAATGTCTTCTTGATGAACTTTTAACAATATTATCAATATCCTCTAACATAAAAACACAAGGCAAATCAGGAAGTTCAACTGGAGAAGTAGGAGTCCTTTTAAAAGTTTTAATGCCAAGCAATATACGGTCAGCCTTAATCCTTTCATAAATTTCAAGAAGTCCATTTTCTTTGTTAATCATAATACAGCCTTAATTACTTCATTTGAAATATCCCGAGTGACTTTTTTTAACAACGCCTTATCTTGAATCACATTACTTATGGCTCCACCAACTGTTAAACTATGTCCTGGATCTAACCCTCCAGCCCACACTCTTCCACCAGACACTTTCAATTTTCCAGTAGGTTTACGAGTATTAGGAAAGTACCATGGGGCACCACCGGGTGCAGCACCCAATTCTAAAAATTGACCATAATATCCAGCTTTATTAGAAATAACCAATCCACCAATAACACCTCTATTTCCAGCAAATCTAATTCTTCTGGCTCTCCATTGTGAAGCAAAAAAGCCAGTATCAACAGGTGAATGCTTACGCAACTCTCTTAAAACAAAAGATTCAGTTATGTACAATGCTTTCACGGAGGATTTATTAATTCTATCCCCCATTCCTTTAAGTCTTGATAAAAATTCTGGTAATTTCATCTCAATTAGCCCTTAATAAAAGCGTATATATAACTGACATTGGATCAAGGTCATTTGCTTCTACTGCATAAGTTACGCCATCAAAAATGCAATGGCCTTTCGTATTCATATCTAATGTAACATCTTCAGCAGGCACCAATCCTTTAACATCGGTGGGTTGAATCAATTCCGAAAATGATAATGTTTCAACATCCTCTTGGGTAAAGTTTTCAAAAATACACCTGACATTATCGGACTCTTCTGTTAAACTATCAAAACCATTATCTGTAACTTGAACATAGGTGCCATTTTTTACTGCTTCACTAAATGTTTTAAAAATAGTATTTACACCCTTTACAAATATGTTTTTTAAACTCGCCATTTAAGCCCTTTGAAGTCTCACAACACTCAATCCCCCTAAAATGCGTAAATCAGATAATATCTTGTACACTTTTGAAGCAATTGGATCAATATCAGTAGAATCAACACCGGATTCAGCCGCTTTAATCATCAACGAACCTGCTTTTAGCTGAGAAATACCAGCTAAAGCATTATCATCTGTTCTGTCTTCTTCAAGAGATGACAAAGCCTGCTCATACGTTGCCGTTTTTACTTCATTAGGAATTACATCATCGGCAATTATTGTACCATCTCGTCTAACTACATCTATCCTGGGCCATAACATATTTTGGGTGGTTGACGCACGAAAGCCTTTCCATTTTATATACCAATCTAACATTTGAGAAGAGGTAATTAAAACTTTAGACTTATCTTCAAAATCCTCCCAAGCTGAGGAATGCACACGATTAAGAAAGTATGCATTCGCTTCTGCCAGGGAAACATAAGAATTTGCGTCAGATGCACCTATAGTATTTATTAAAGCCATTTAAAACCTCCTATTTTTTGGAAGTTTTTAGAATTTTTTTCGGTTTTGATTTTGAAGCAGAGGATTTATCTGCATCCGCTTTGGCTTTGGCATCAGCTTCTTTCTTAGCTTTGGCATCGGCTTCAGCTTTGGCATCGGCTTCAGCTTTGGCATCGGCTTCTTCAGCATCAATTTTTGCCTGTTTATCTTCCTCTGTTTCTACTTCTGGTTTAGTTTTAGACCATCCAGCAGCAAGAACAGCTTCTACCTGATCTTTATCAACTGCCAACATGGGCTTTTGACCTTCTTTGTAAAACTTCATATCTATCTCCTTTGTTAATTTTTTACAATAGATTAATTAAAATCTATTAAGCAGTTTTATCTCCAACAAGAGTAATGTGTCTTGGATCGAGACAAAATGCACCAACAAGAAGATCAAGAGACATAGTTGTTGTTTTGGTAGAAAGATCATATCCTTTTACGATACGAATACTTACACCATTGTTTGAAGCGGTTGCAGCTACACGATCTTCAGGAAGATCAAGCATTGGAAATGCAATCGCAAGAGATTTATCATCAAAAATTGCACCATGATGCTGTACATCCTTTCCAGAAGCAAGGACAGTAACAGCAACACCATCAGGAATAATTTCGGTAATAGGATCTTGTAGGGTAAGTTCTAATACGGTATCACCTGTAGCAGAACCAGCATCAGCGGAAACAAGAGTGTTGATAAGAGGTCTACGGACACCAGCAATAACAATTCTATCCCCTGCAACCAATGTAAGAGTATCTACACCACAACCATCAGTGAGTAAAACCGTATCACCAATAAGATTTGAAGCACCACTATCGTTGTTAGTAGTGGACACAAAAGTACCAACAGTTGCAGCAGCAGATTCAGTCGGAAATGCAATACTGGAATAAAAGTCCATTCCCATTACACGACCCATATCAGCATTTCTGAGAGTTGATTCCCCATCACCCCCACGAGTCTGAGATTGATTAAACCATGTCTGACCTAACAGAGTAGCCTCAATATCAAGATCGACAAGACAAAAACGGTTCATGGATAACTGTTGTAAAATAGCAGCCTTTCTTGCTAATGCAATATCAGCCGCACTTTCAAAAAGACCTGTACTGTAATAAGCACCAGCACCAGCAAGAATTTTTCCACCAAGATATGTGTCAACAGCTTCTGCCAATTTATAAGTTGCAGGACGAATAACCTGTTCAACAAAAGAATCCAGATCAAGAGCAGCTTCAGCAGCGGTTACCTGAACAGAAATATCAAGATGTTTTTCGATTTCCATGGCACGAACAGAATTACTAATTGGTTGTGCTGAAATAGTTGTAGAAAATTCATCAACTGTATATTCACCATTAGTTCTAAATGATACAGTGTCCCCGACTTTCCAACCATTTGCTTTGTTGGTAAAGTCACTTGTTTTATCTTTAGCACAAAGAGGTGCGATTACAAGTGCGTCCTCAAGATGTGTTAAAGCTTCCGCAGCAATTATGCTCGGATGTTCCCAAACGTTAGCCATTTTTTTGACTCCTTATATAAAAATTAATTTTACATTCACCGGCATTGTGAAAGGGTCGGTGAACTTACTTCAAAACTTTAAAATAATGTTTTTCCGACCCCCAAGGTCTTCAAAATGGCATTTCCCAGAAACACCTTGCCTACTATATACGACATCTTAAATAATAAATATTAGGATGTCAAGCAGAAATCAAGATTTATTTTTTATTTTTTAAATCTCTTAATCTTCTGTATTCTTTTTGATCTCCTCTATCAGCAGCAGCCGCTAATTTTGCGGTATAATCTGAATCAGAACCGGGAGTACCGCCAAGTGCTCCTGCACTTTCAGAATCGGGCCAGTAATGAGGGGAAGTTTCTTTTAAACCATCAATCCAATTTTTAGTAGTTAAAACTTTATCATCGGATGTTTTAGCTAATTTTCCTTCACTATCCCGAGCCTCAATATTTTTAGCTTCATCAAGACTGAATACACTACGTCCTCGCAAAAGAACATCATCAACAGCTTCAGGACGAATTCCTGATTTGATTGCTTCTGCTCTGATACCGTCATCAATAACTTTGGCTTCATACAAACCCTGATACAACTTACCTGTTCCCGAAGCAGTATCAAATTTGCCTTGCAATTCCCCCATTGCGGCTTCATGATCAGACTTTAAAGTGGATGTTTTCTTTTCAATCAGATCATCTATAGTCCCATCTTTAAGAAACTCAGCATCTTTGTTTTTTTCATGAAACTCCAAAGCATCTTTAGCTAATTTAGGATCAATTCCTTCAAAAAGCTTTAAAGATTCTCCTAATGTTTTCTTTTCGCTAAGAAGTTCTGTGGTTTTAAGTTTTAAACCTTTTTCAGATTCTTCTTGATCTTCCTTAGCTTTGTTGGTTAAATTAATCGTAAGATCATCAACCTCAATTTTAACCAAGTTTTCAACTTTCTCACGCATGTCTTTGTCTTCAATAAATGTAAAATCTGGCATTTTATTTCTCCTAATTACGAAGTTCCCTGAACTTCAGTTATAGAACCCTCTGGGTTCTGTTATGTTTGATCTTCTGGACCCTCTGATTTTTTAATATCTTCCTCAGAAAGTTTTTTCTTTTTAGTAATTATATTTCCTTTACTATCAGTAATTGAAAGTGGATCATCTACATCTTTCTCTGGTGGTTGGTTTGCTTTAAGTAAATCCAAATATTCATCAAATCCTACTGTTTGATCAAGTAATCCAGAATAAACAAGATAGCGATGAATAACATTCAATGGAATAACACCAGCATTGTAACCTTCGGTGATTTCTTTGAGAATAGCAGAATCTGGAATACCCTGAGTAAGTGATGATGGAGCATCAAGAATGATCTTTTCCTCATCAAAGCTTGCCCATTTGCACATTAACAGCAAACCTTCTTTAATAGCATTCATAGCAGCAAGATAAACAGAGTAAATTGATGCTGATTGCGTTGATTGACGTATTCTTAATGATTCAGCAGCTTCAACACCTTTACGAGCATCTAAGATAGCAACACCGTGTCGTATTGCTTCATCATATAATGATTGTATATGACTTGATACATGTTGTAATGCTGCTGTATCAGTTTGAGTATAAAATATTCGTGCTTGTTCATTTGGTATTACTATCATTACTGACGATCCAACTACATTTGGTAAATCATCCTCATTACTGGCACCTACAAGACATAAAGTTGGATTGCATGACAAAAATTCTGAATTAGCAAGGTCTGCCTCTTTTCGATAAATTTGAACGGAACAATTTGCTACAGAAACTAAAGGAATAGGTTGCATATCAAAACTATTATTTATAGAACCCGCAAGAAATAAAGGAATTTCATCAATAGTTTTGCCTCTATATTTTGGGGTTACTTTGGTATCTGCTAATTCATCAGCATCAGAAAATAAACGGGATTCATATTCCCCATCAGTATTTAAAGACAATACTCGATAAACATCATCCGTTTCATGAGAAAACATATCATCCGAAGATGGTTTAGTTTCTTGTAATACTCCAAGAACTAAATTCTTTTCATCCGCAACTACCGCCGTTTTCCAATTAATAAAATCTTCGGCTTTATATTGTACAAATCGGAATTCATTTTTTTCTGCTACTAAATCAACAAGTAACGGAACTCTACCGGTTTGAAAAATTTCAATTACAACATCCAAAAATAGCTGCTGTAAAGATTTTCCATCTTTTGTGGCAGTTTTATGAAGATACTCAAGTTGTTTAGGTATATTAAACTCAGGTAATTTTGTAATTACAATACCTAAAGCTCCAGAAAGAGCATAAGAAACAATTAAAGGGAAATGAGCCCTTTCAATATATCCTTTATATGCATCTTTATATTCACCAGACATACCTGATGGACGTGGCAAATATAATTCCTTTTTAGATTTTACGACATCCTCACCATCCATACAATCCCTAATCTTATCCCATGACGCTTTTACTTTTTCATAATCAGGATGTATTGTATTTGCTGAGGCTGCATTAATCGTTGACCCTTTAATAATATCTGCCATTTTTTAATTCTCCTATTTTCGATTTTTAGTGGCTCTTGTGAGAGGAGTTTTCTTATTAGTTCTGGTAACAGGTTTATTTTTGTTTGCCACACGCTTCATTGCCTTGGCTCTTTTTTCATCTCTTTTTACCATAACCTTTGCTTCTTTTACAGCCCCCTTCAAACGAGCAGGGACGGATCTAATTTCTTCTGCATTTGCAAGAGTTCTTGCATCATCTTCCCTCTGCCATTTTTTATCCTGTGCCGCTACTGATAATCTTGAAGCCATTTTTAAATCCCCACTTTTCTGCGTTTCATTGCAATTAATTTTCTTGCCAAAAGATATCGTAATGAATCCATTGCATGATCTTCAAGATCAGTATCAATATCCTCAGGTTTGTTTTTATCTCTTTGCATAATTGGTAAAGTTCTTATGTGGTGTGCTGCTGCCGCAAAAAAATATAAATGTGGACTTTCTAATTCACCCCTTTTTGCTGCACCAAGCATTTGTCTTATAATTGCCCATCCTGCTATTCTTGACCCTGAACCCTTATATGCTTTTGTCCAATGACAACCATTAACCGCCATTGCATTTCCAATGGAGGTACCATCTCTAACCTCATAAATTGAAGTATCAGCGGGACCAGGTTTACAACGGATATTATATTCAGTCAATAAAGTATTGTCAACTCTTAAAACTCTTTGAGCAATCTGGGGTGATTCTGCTCTATCTCCTTCATTAACAGTGCCACTCCATCCATATATCTCATTTATAATTATTACTGAGCCTACAGGAAAATAAGGAAGATCAATACCATCAATTTTCTCAGGTTGTTCTCCATTACATATACATCCATATGTAACTGCCCAAGGTTTAGAAGAACCCCAATCAAAACTTCTAATAATTCTCCATGATTTTGGAGGTTTAAATGTAGGTAGAATATGTTTATCTTTATCCCAAACATCCGTAAAAAATCCACCTGTTATTAAATCCCATGAACCAAATACCCAAGCATCACGTAACATTTTATTATCTTCAGTCATAGCCATCAATTTTGCTTGATACTGAGGATCGGCATCCAATAATGCTTTATTCTCCAATAATGAGCTTTGAATATGTGTTCTGGTTTGACCATATTCGTCAGTATAGATTTTTTCTGCTTTAGTGGCATTAATAAATCGGTCTTTTACCCATTGATGACCGGGACCACTTGGATTACATGTTGCCCTATATTTTCTTGGAATAGATTTATTTGCGGAACGATTACATGACATTAATTTTAAATAAAGCGTATCAAAAGGATGATTGGTTAATTCCTCCCATCCTATCCAGGGATATTCATGCCCATGATATTGCCAATAATCATCATCCACCCTCGCATAATTCAACCAAAGGCTTTCTCCGCCTTCAAACTCCCATATTTTTTTACTTTTGTTATATTTAGCACTCGGAAATATTTGGTATATCCATTTTTTTGACTTGGTAATGATATCACCAAGCTCTGTGGTAGCCTCTCTTAAAAGAAGTCCTTTATAATCAGTACCATATCCTTTTCCCACTCCTTGAAGAAAATCCATCAATAGGACATCGGTTTTTCCTCCCCCACGGTTTCCATGCAATAAACACTCCCATGCAGGACAAGGAAGAAATCTTTTTTGGGCTCCAGGAAAAGGACTCCATATCTCAATAGGCTTAGACATTTAATGCCTCTAATTCTTTCTCAGTGGTTACTCCACAATAATCAACCACCCTTGGTACCTCTTCCTCAAAAAACTTATGTTTATTTCCTTTTTTATTTATCCTATCTCGTTCTTCCTGGCTATAACCAGCCCACCGTTTTAAATTATTTTTAGTAACCCGTTCGGAATGTTTTTTCTTGTCCTCTGGTGACATTTGTGCATAGTATTGGGTATACCGATAGGATCTAAATAAAGCAAACTCTTTACCTTCTGGGCTTGCGTGATATGCCTCTAATTTCTTTTGCCGACTGGCTATCTGCCGAGGAGATTCATTAGCCCTTTTTTTCTTCATGGCTATGGACATATTCTTCCTATGCCTATCTTTTTGCTCAGGAGTCCTATTAGCATAATATTGTTTTATCTTATCACCTTTAGGCATCTTTTTCAGTCTCCACTTCTATAATTTCTCCAGCAGCTTCCCACTCCTCAACAGATTGTTTCTCAGGTACCACTAATACTCCATGGACATTCATATTTAGGTTTTTATTCTCAATTTTCTCGGAATATCCAAGTTTATTACCAGTCAGGAACTTAAACAAATGGGTATTGAAATACCGTTCATCCAATCCATTTTTACCCTTCTGTAACCACCAACTTTCATGTAATGCCTGTCCTATTTCATAGGCTATGGCAAATGGTTCATATGTATCACTCCATGAACGCAATGTGGTTATACCAACCCCCATTTCAGCGGCTATCTCCACTTCACTAAATCCCTGTCGGCTTAAATTGATAAAATCTATTGGATGTGTCTCAGGTAAATAACTTATACTGAGATTGGTACCTGACAACATTGCTAAGGTAGCCTCAGCACTTAATGTATTGGATAAATCTTTTTTACCACCATGTTTTTTACATAGTTGTCCATTACCTATAGCTAAGTGTTTACACTTTTTCCCGTCAACCACAAAAGCACAACGTACCTTAATATAGTTTTTCTTTTTCTCAATAACCTTTCTTTTTAATACCCTTTTCATAGGTACCTTTGCTGGATGTTTCTTTCTATATTTTTCCCGTAAGGTTTTCATATTAATCCCACTCTGGTAATTCAACCGTTTGCCCTACTAATTCATGGGTACAATCATTTAAAAATTGAATATGCCCATTGGTAACAAAAGAGTGACAAACTCTGTTCCTTCCATCTTTACCTGATCTAACTCTAATACTGGGATTAACTGTAGGTTTATCTATATCTCCATTAAAAGTCCAACATGGTTTAAATTCTGGATTAGTTTGAACGGAATGAACACCTTTACACCCAGGACACATAAAAGCATATCCTTTTCTATCTTCTAATTTACTTAATTGTATTGGACTAAATTTTGCCATGTTTTATTCCTTTTTCGTACCAAAGTTTAGCGGTAGAATTTATAGTTCCTCCACAACATATACATAACCATTTTCTTTTAATTTCTATGTCAAATTTATGTTTATCACAGGAATTTAATTTTTTATTGTTTTCTATAACCTCAAGCATAATATTCTTAATTTCTGTTTTTTGTAATCCTGATATTTCTGATAATTTTTTAATTACTTCCATAAGCTATACCTTATCAATGGTAAATTCACAGGATGCATGTACCCTATAATCCTCTGGTAAAGGAGAATTTTCTCCAGCTTTATGATCAATGGCACAAATACTGGTTATATGTAATTTTTCATCACTTTTTACTTTCTTTACCAAGGCATCAAATAAATCTCCACATTTCTTATTAATTTCTTTTTCATTCTTTCCATAAAAGTAAATTTTCATACCTTTATCCTTTCTGTTATTGTGGAATATAATCCATATTGTGATTCCAGAAAATCATGAATCATTTGTTCCGTAATAAAATCACTTAATCCCTTTCCAGTCTCCTTATCCCAATACTTTAGACTGGTGTATACAAACTTATTTATTAAGGTCATTATTTTTTCAGAAGAAGTCTTTTCTAAGTCGAGATCACCAGTGACGGGAGAATAAATTATCCATAACGCTAAAATATTTTTCTTTATAGTAATAGAAGTGACTGTTCCGTTATTTAAACGTAATGACATCTTATAATGCATACTGTTGTTAAGCTTTATTGTTTCTTGTATCTCTTGTATCTCTTTAATGTCACGTAATTGCGTTATTTCATTGTTTACATAAGGTTTCATTTCTTCTCCTCGTCTCCTTTATTTTAATGCCTAATATAATCTTTTATTTTCGGTGTGTCAACAACTATTTTACGATTGTACTACATCTGAAATCCTAAAAAATATTTATGTTGTTTATGGTGTTTATGGTGTTTATGGTGTTCGGTTATTGATAATCGTAATACTGAAAATTATCTAAAAAATCTATACCTCTATGGATATCGGCC